GGCGGTCGTCACGCCCCATTCCGTCATATGGCCCCAGGCGCCGCCGGGCGGAGCCGAGCAGCCTACCTCCGCCGCCCGGCTGATGCACAGAAAATTGTCCGGGCACGTCACAGGATACGATCCCGCGCTCGAATGCGAGGTGATGGCAAGGAACGACGCCCCAGCGGTCTTGTAATCGTTCGCCAGCGTGGTGGCTCCTCGGTCGCCATCGTCGCCAGCGTTGCACCCCTCGCTGCCCCCGTAGCAGTGCGCATGGAGCTGGCCCTTGTACCAGGTCGCCTTCGCCACGTAGGGATTCAGGATGCTGAACTGCGCCCCAAATCCGGTCCCGTTCGGCAAAGCCCCCACTTGCGCCGCTGTGGTCGCGTGTGGGTTGCTCGTGGACGCGATGTGACTGTCCACCTGGGCGTGCGTGTTGCTCCCCGCGCCGCTCAGGGTCTGATGGCTGATATTCCCCGGCACTACGTCTACATCCACCTTCTTGTTCCCGGAGTCCAGGGCCACCGAGACCTTGTTGCTGGCGGGGTTCAATTTGCGGAACTGGAGGTCCACGCCCAGCTTGGCGTCATAAAGTCCCGTCCCGGCTGTCCCTACGTTGCTGGCGGTATTCACCTCCCCGCCGCCTCCGCCCCCTCCCGTGCCCCCGTCGGTCAAGTTCCCGGCCGCGTCCCACTGCGGGTAGTATCCTTCTGTCTTCCCCCCGGTGACCGCCGTCACAACGTGATTCGTGTTCCCGGTCTTGCTGCCAGCCTTGATCGCCGACCCGCCGTTTCCCACCACCGGCACGTCCGCCGTCAGACCACTCCCGGTCACCGCGCCCACCTGGGCCGCCGTGGTCGCGTGCGGGTTGCTGGTCGACGCCAGGTGCGTGTCCAGCTGGGCATGCGTGTTGCTGCCAACGTTGCTCAGACTGAGGTGGCTGAGTTGCAAGCAGACCACACCCCCGGTGTTGGTCTGAACCACTACCTGCTGCGGTGGACCAACCGCACAGACACCCACTCCAGCCTTATAGGTGTTGAGCCAGGCGAAGTTACTGTTGATGACTCCGCGACTGTCCCGGATCAGGTCGGTAGGTTGGATGGTCTGGATTTGCCCGAAACAAAGTGCGCCCAGCAGCCCCAGAAACGACAATCTGCGGATCATGTGTCCTCCCAAGTGGTGGTGGTCTCCTGCCAGGATTGCGTCGCCTCGTCCCAGGTCAGCCCGGCCGCCGGCGGCGCCGGCGGAGTCTCCGAGGTAAAGACCCGGCGATGCCCCACCCCGCCGTCGGGTGGGGGCCGGAACACGTCCGGGGTTCTGGGCATCGCCTGCGCCTCCTATCTGGTCTGCACTTGGATCGAGTAAGCGATCCCGGTGGCCACCGTCCCGGCAATCACCAGTTCGTAACCCAGTAGGTTCCCCAGCGGGCCGTGCCGCACCTTGCCGGCGCCCAGCGTCCTGATGCCCTCACCGGCACCTGCGGTCACCGTTGCGAAGGTTCCCGAAGGCTCCGCCGCTACCCCTGGCGTGGCTGTGGTCACTTCCGCGAGTCGCTCCGTCAGGATCCGCGCCGTGAACCGTTTCGCCCCGGTGGTGGCGATCTGCGGAAAGTGCACCACGTCCCAGGAGGATTTGCCGTCGCCAGTGGTGATGTAGAAGTCGTAGGTCTCGTCGGCGCTGTCCCGCTCCGCCGCCGTGATGTCCAGCGTCACGATCATCTCGCGCGGCGGCAGGGTCTTCAGGTCGATGAGGTCGGGTGCGGAGTAGCTGGCCGCTTTGGTTACGGCCGCCTGCATGAGGTAGTTGCTCAACTTGCGCCTCCCTTGTGTTTCAGGGGGCCTGCCAACGGGTCCCCCCGTTTTCGCTGCGTGTTTGCGTCCTACAGGATGGTGATGGCGTTCGGGCAGTTGCAGATCACCACGTACGTGACCCGATAGGTGGTCTCGGTCAGAGACCCCGTCGGTGTCAACTGCATGGTCACTTTGTTCACCCCGTCCAACAACGCCCAGGCCGTGGTCAGGGTTCCGCCTGAAGCCGCCTTCGAGCCCGCAGCCACCACGTCCACGTCCTTGGTGTAGACGCCGGCCTTGTTGACGGCGCTAAACGTCACGACCTCAGTGAAGGCCTGATGGTCCGTTCCGTCGCTGGCCTCGATAGTCGCGATGATCAACCCGCCGCACATCTTGCCCGCGCCCAGGGCGATCTCGAAGAGCGACGTTGCGGCGTCCGTCAGGGCCTTGGGTGCGGCGATGGTCAACCGGTCAATGGCCCCATCGGCGATCGCGTCGATAACCGGCTTGGTCAGGGTCTTGTTGGTTAGTGTTTCGACCCCGGCCAGCGAGGCCAGGGTAGCGTTGTAGTTGGGCGCCGTGAGCACCCGTTTCTGTCCGGCAGTGACGCCGGCGGCCGAGACGGCCACCTGCTTGGTCGGCGCAGCGTGGTTGTTGATGACGAAGGTGCTGTCGTCCACCTCGCTGTTGACCGCGCCCGTGATCACGCCCTCCTCGGTGACCAGGGTCACCAGGCTCTTGTCCGATCGTTTGCGCACGGTGATCGGGCCCGTGGTCGAGAATCCTCTGGGCATCGTTGTCTCCTGTCCCAATCCCCAGGGCCGCCGGCCTCAGTCCCGGTCGGCGGTCCTGGGTCTTGAGTGACTCGTTACGCTCCTGGCGTCCCGTACACTCCGTAGAAACTCGACCAGCCGCTCGAGCAGCGATACCACATCGCCGTTTTGATCGAGCGGGTGTCGAAGTCCACGTCGTGCACCGGGTTGGGGCGCTCCCTCCAATAAAAGCGGAGTTCCGTGTCCTCCTGGTCGGCGGAAATGAACCAGGCGTCCGGGTCCGTCAGGTAGTCCCAGACGAACAATCGGTCGAATGACGGCATTCCGGACCGGGCCTGGAATGCGTTTGGCGTGTTGTTGGCGGTGTCCGACCGCATCCTCGCCGTCAGGATCTCGGTAGCCGCGAACTCCAGTTCCGGCGGGACGATCAACTGCACCGGTTTCACCCGGATCTTCTTCCCGCTGGGGTCCTTCATCCTGCGGAAGTCGGTCAGGGCGAGCTCGATGGACGGAACGTCCAGGTCCGCCGGCGTGGTCAGGCAATTCTGCTGGGTCAGGCCGGACTTCACCATCGGGTGAGTGGTCGCAAACAGCGCCACCCCGTCCGGGCCCACGTAGGCGCCCCCGGTGAAGCCGTTGTTGAAGTGTGAGGCGACCGCCAGCTCGACGGTCTCCTTGGCGCTGCGCCCCAGTTCCGAGGCCAGCTTCCGCATGATGCCGAACCTGTCGTCATCGACCATCACCCTCGTGATGCGGAAGCCCAACCCGTACTGCTGGTGCAGGTAGGTCTTGTCGAACCCCGGCACGCCGACGTCGTACCGCATCGGGGCGCCTTCGGCAATCTGGGCGAAAGTGCCCAGGCCGGCGATCTCCGAGGTCTGTTCGATGGACCGCTCCGAGGTCATCTCTCGGAACACCTGGTTCCACTGCGGTGGGAACCGGTCGTAGCGGTTGAAAATCACCTCATCCAGCGCCGGCAACATGCTGGTGAGGAACAGGTCAGGAAATTGCGCTCTGATCAGCATGGTTGCTCCTTACACCCCCGCCGCGTCGCTGGCCATGCGGTGCTTGTTGATGAGGAGCTCGAGACGGACGTAGCTCCCGTAGGCGTTGCCTTCCACCTCCAACTTGTTCAGAAGGTGGACATCGAGCGTTGAGGTATCAGCTTCGGTCGCCGAGTTGACCTCGTGACCGCTTTTCAGCGCGACCGCGTCGCCCGCGCCGTACAGTAGGTTGGCGTTCAGGCCCATGTCCGCCTCGACCAGCGAGCCGTCCGCTTGGGCCTCGAACACTTGGTTGGGATCGACAACGACCAGGTGGGTCGTCGCCTTCGACGCCGCGCCCCAGCCCATGTTCACCCCGGTGATCCGGGTCGTGCCGGGCGTGGCCGGAATCTCGAGCGACCCGTCGGCTACCCGTGCGACGGCGTCTCCCAGGTACAGCGCCACGGCGTACCCGACCACCTTCGCGAATTCCTGCAGTTGCAGAGGGGCGCCCGCCAGCGAGTAGACCGGGATCAGCCCGTGTGGATTGTCCACGTTCGCCATAGACAGTTCTCCTGTGTGTTTTTTCCGCGGAGTCCTGCTCTGTGGGGCTTACTCTTCGACCTCGCGGCGATTGCCGCGACTCGCGCGCAGACCAACGGGCACGACGTGTTCGCGGTTCGTCACGTCGCGCAGGACATCCGTGCGGTGGAGGGTGCTGAGCCCTACCGCCTTCCCGTCGCGGATGACCTTCTCGTGCTGCTCTTCGAGCGTTGCCTCAGCCTCGCGCAGCGCCGCATTCCCGAGCTCTCGGTAGTGGTCGTTGCGCCGCTTGGCGAGTTTCTTCGGCATCCGGGCCAGAGTCATGCTCGCCACCTTGATCTCCCGGCCGTCCTTGTCTTTGCAGACCTCGAATCCGCGCATCCCGCGCCGTTTCACGACGTTGTCGGAGAGCGCGCGGTAGGTCATGTCGGGCCGTTTATCGGCCACTCGATCCACTGCTTCCTGCAACGGGTCCGGGGCGGACCAGGGCTCGATCAGATCTTTGGCAGCCGCCTCGCGCGCCTCGATCTGTCTCTCGAACCGGTCCCGCACACTGACCCGCACTGAACTCTTTTTCCCGGTGGCGTTCCGCTCGCGGATCCCCTCATCGGTAAGGCGATGCGGAATGGCGTGCTCGAGGTGTGTCGGAATGGGTTTCCCCCGCACCGTCCTGCGCTCGACCGGCGTCCCTTCGGGGTCCGCCGCCGGCTTTGCCTTTTGGCTTTTGCCTTTTGCCTTTGCCATTCTCACCGCCTCGGAAGTCCGCTCATCCTGACGCCGGCTTTCGCCCTCTTCCGGTAAGCGTCCTCGGAAATCTCGAATTTCTTGGCAATCCGCCGCTGCAGCGGAGAGAGTTCCTCGCTCGCCGCACTCTCGCGCGTGGGCCGCTGCCCCCGGGTGCCGGCCTGGGCCCGCACTCGCTCGACGCGCTCGTCCTCGTCCTCGACGCCGCCCCGGTCCGGATCTTCGTCGTCGGGCTCCGGTTCCTCGCGCCGGCGATTTTTGCCCGTTCGCGCGTCGCCTCGGCGCGCCAGATCCTTCTCCGCCAACTCCGCCGCCAGTTCCATCAGCATTCCCGATTCTCGGATCCCGTTGTTCTTCTTCAGTCCCTCGTAGCGTTTGGCGGTCGCCGCGAAAAACTCGCTGTCCTCGTCCGCCAGGTCCGGGAACTTACTCAGCAACCTGGCGTCCTGGGTGATCTGGCCGCGAGTCCGCTCGATCCGGTCCTGAACGTCGGCCTCTTTGACGTATCCGAGCTGCTTGAGGACCTTTTCGAACCCTTTGACGCCCTCGTTGGTGATGGCGTCGATGACATCGATCTCGGGTTGCTCCGCCGGCGCCGCTTTCTCAGTCGGCTCCGCCTCGGCGCCGCGCCCAGCGCGCGCCACCTCAGCCCAGTGCCGCTCGGATTCCTCCAGTTCGCGGATTCGGGATCCCGTTCGGCGCAGTTCGCGCCGGAGTTGCTTCATTTCGCGATCGCGCGGGTCCTCTTCCGCCTTCTTCTCGCCGTCGTCCGATGCCTTCTCGGTCTCTCCCTCGGGGTGTTCGACCTCATCGCCCTCGTCGGGCGGTGCAAACGTCCTCTCGTCGGAGGTCGGTTCCGCCTCTTCGCTCTTGGTCGCTTTCGGCATGACTCAAACCAGCTTTTTCATCGCCCCGTACGGCGTTCCGCGGTACAAATCGAGCCGCTTCCCCTCGTAATCGTCCGAGCAGGAGCCGCACAGCAGTTGGAGGATCCCGTCCTTGGGGTGCGCGAACATTCTCACGTTTTCACCGGGCGCGTCCTCCCTTAACTGGTCCCACGTGCGCTTGCACGGTCCCTGGCACCCGGGCGGCCTCGCACCTCCCAGTACGTTGATGGCCGCCCGGTGCCAGAAGTAGCATTCTGTACACGGTGCCACCCTCGGGTCGCCGATGAAATCCGCCGGATGCCGCCATTTCGAACAGAACCGGCAGCGTACCCGAGGTGCCGCCACCATCCGTTCGTATGTCGGCAGGGCCAGGAGAGCCTTTAGCCCGCCCTCAGCGCCTGGGCGACCTCCCGCAGCCGCTGCGAGACCTCCCTGGCCAGCGTGTCGGTCACCATGATCCACCGGATTCCCTCCGGCCGGTCAATGGCCGCCCCCAGGCGCGGCGCCTCATCGAGGCCCTGCGCCAGACTTTCGGCTCACGTCGCCAACTCCTCGGCGGTCAGCGTTTCTTGCGCGCCGGCTGCTTGCGCACCCGGCCGACTACTGCGTTGGCCTCCCGAACGGCCCGGCCCTCGTTGCCGGTCCGTGCCAGGGTCTCGTTGGCCACGTCGCTCCACAACGTCCGTTTCCCTGGCGTGTTCGCCTTCCGGGTGTGCCGGCTGGCCTCTCCTGCTTTCCACGGCATCGCTCCTCCTCACAGTCCCAGGCGGGCGTTGATGGCGTCCACCTGCGACCGCACGACGCGAAGTCGGCTGACCTGCACCAGCAAGGCTTGATCGAGCGGACACACGCCGCCGCGAGTTTCTGCATTCGGCTTGGGCGAATCGGGCTCAGAGAGGAGCTCGTCCAGGTTCTTCCCGAGATCCTCGACCCCACTGGAGAGTTCAGTGACGACCTCGGTCAGTTCCGAGATCGCTGTGCGAACACCTGGCACCGCCGGCAGAGTCCGGCTCTGGGCGCCGACATCTTTCAGTTTTGGTCCATGGTCCTTCATCGCTTACCCCTTGACCCGTCTCAGCCGTGGGTTCGCGGCTTTGGCCGCCGGCGACGCCTCGCGGGTCCGTTTGCCGAGGATCTTGCCGGCGCGGGCCATGCCGACCCCCTGCCGCTGCGCAATCTGCCTCTGCGCCCCTTTGAAGCCCGGATGGGCTTTACTGTGCGTGGTCACGTTGCCTCTCTTTCTTTGCTTCCCGCTCCCGGATCTCCTTGGTGAGGATCGCCGGAAGCTCTAGGACGCGCCGCAGGGCCTCAACTCGCCCCTGCGCGCGATAAAAGTCGGCTGGATCCGCCTGCGTCTCCAAGGACACCCGCGCGGCTGCCAGCATCTCCTGAACGCGTGAGTAAATCAGTTCGTAGCCCCGTGTCCCCAAGGTCTGCTTGAGGTGCTCCAGGTCGATCGCGTCTGGTTTCTGCCGGATTCTCATAGTTGCCCAGGGGGCGCCGCCCCGCCCGGTACCGCCCCCTGGCCTCCGCCGCCCTGCATCGTCGCCAGGAGTTGCTGGAGACCCTGCATCGGCACCGGCGGCGTGAACGGTTGCAGGCCCTGCCCGGCCTCGGCGTTCTGCCCGAGCGACTGCGTGAGACGGTCCACCAGAGCGGCCATCAGTTTCTTCTGTTGCCACTGCGCCATATGGTCCAGTGTGTGGCTGACCATCCGATGGAAAGCGTCCTCGTCGCGCTCTGGAGCGATCCTGGCCTCGCGCAGCCGCTTGTTATGGTCGAGCAGGTGCAACTCGTCGTTATCCTCTGGGTGCACCGGGATCTCCTCGCCCTGGAGGGCCATGGTCCACTCCTCGCGCGGGTTCACCGGCAACCCCAGATCGGGCGGCTCCGGGACTAGGTCGGAGAACCGCTCATCCCCGAACGCTTGGTGGATCTGCCGTGTGATCTGGTACAGCGCCCTCGGATTCTGCGCCACCAGGGGATTTTGCAGGTCGAGTTGGTAGAGGGCCAGTTGCCGGTCGCGCTTGGCCTCCCGCGCCCAATAGCTGGTCGCGAAGCGGATGTCGAAGTCGAACTTGCCCCCTCGCTCCTGCTGCGTCATCGTGGCGCCGCCGCTCTGGGTGTCGAAGAGCCCGCGCGCGTCCTCCTCGGTTACTCGGAAGAAGACCGATTCCGGCGCGTACATCGAATCCAACAGCCACACCCGTGCCGCGATCGCCGCCCAGTCCTCCCGCAGAATCGAGATGTCCAGACTGGCCCTGACGTTCCCCTCTTCCAGCAGCGCCAGCGTCTGCCTCGCGGTGCGGGGCGCATTTGGTCGGTCGCTGGCCCGCCCCAGGTTCGTTTCGGTCCTTCCCGTCAGCCGTTCGGCGTACCCCAGGCAGGCCTGTTCCTCTACGATCGGGTACTGTAGGTCTGCCTGCATCCGAACGACATTGATGCCCCGCGGGTCCGCCGTAGCCACCGACATCATGGGCTCGTAGGGGATGTTGTCCGGGTCGAACCCTTCCGCTGGCCGGTAAAATATGACCGGTCCCACTGAGAACTTCCCGGCCTCCGTTCCGAGGTTGTGCGCCGCCGAGGCCTGGTTCTCGACCGCCTCAAGGAGTTCTCCGAAACTAGGTCCCCAGTAACTTCCATCACACACCAGCGCGGACTCGACGAAGGGCCTGCGCTCCACCATCCGCGGGTACATCTCCGCGAGGTCCTGCACGCCGATGACGCGGTGCAGATCGGGCTGGTACCGCACCAGAACTTCTGCTTCGAACCTCTCCCGGCGTTTGTAGTTGGTGGCGCTTCCGTCGCCGGCGCCTTTCCTGAGGCGGCGCCACTTGCCGTACCATTCCCAGACCCGGACGGCGCCGCGCGCACTGACGTTCCCCTCGCGAACCACTCCCTCGGCCAGGTCCAGTTCCCGTTTGAGGACGTCGCCCTCGTAGTCCCGATCGCGGCGCTGCTCCGCCAACCTGACCAGCTCGTCCCAGGCCTCGTCGATCCCTTGGTAGAGCACCCCGTCGCCACGCAGCAGTTGGTCCGGCGACTCCTGGTACTTCCGCAGCACGTAGCTGAACTTCTGGATGCTGTCCGCCTCTTCGCCTGGCACTATGAGATCGTCAGGCTGGAGGACCTCGAACCCTGGGCCCTCGTAGTCCAGAAGCTCGAGCTCGCCGCCGCCCTCAGTGGGCGCGAAAAACGTCTGGCGGACCCACGGTGCGTAAGCGTGCGCCCGGCCGAATAGGATCCGCCTGAAACTGAACACCGCCGCCGGCTTGCGCACGCGCATGGACTGGAACAGCCGCCACTGGGCGTACCGAGCCACTTTGTGGACGTAGCGCTGATCGGACGGCCCGACCGGTTTGGCGATGATCTCGGCATCGTCTCCAAACAGCGCCGCGTACTCGTTCGCCCACTCGCTGAACACGTGCCAGCGCGTCATCGGCACGCGAAAATTCGGCAGGTCCTCCTCGCCCTCCGCCGCCATGTCCGTCAGATCGCGCCAGCGCCGCAAGTACTTCCGAAACCGCTCCATGCGCTCCTGATGATCGGCCAGGGCGCACGTGTAGTCCTCCTCGATCCGGTTCTCCAGTCGCCCCAACTCGTTACGCGAGAGTCGGAGCTGCGGCGCATAGGCCCGCCGGATCCGTGGTTGCGGCCGTTGTGTCACGCCGGCCGGCCCTCCCTGGCCCAGCGGCGGGCGATCCGCCGGTGCGCCCGGCGTGGTTCGCAGCCGAAATCTGCCGAAACCGCAGCAAACGCCTGCGAAAACTCGCGGCGGCGCCGTTGCTGGCGCGTGTCGCAGGCGTGAACGCTGAGGGTTTTCCTCTGTTCCGGCGTCGCGGGTCGCAGGCCTGGCAGACGCCGGAGTCTGCGGTCGAGTCGCCTCAACCAGCCGCGGTGTAGGAGGACGGCGTCGGGCAGAAAGGCTCGATGCACCCCCTCAGCGATACTCCCTGCGAGATCCAGGATCACTTCTTCCCGTTCGCCTCACCGTTCCAGATCGGCCTCTGTTTCAGGTACGCAACCAGGCCGATCAGCGCGCCGGCAGCCGCCACCCGTGCGATGGTGGACAAGTCCGAAAACTGGAACTTCTCCGGCACTATTGTGACCAGGAGAATGGCGTTTGCCGCCCCACCGATGGCGGCGCCCGCCATCAGCTTCATCCAAAACAGCACCTTCATGCGACCTCCTACGCCGCCTTCTTGTGTCGCGCGCTCGACGGCTTGAGCGGTGCGAGTTCCACCTTGCGCGGCCCGGTGGCGGTCTCCTGGATAAACTTGTCGCGATCGGGCAGCGGGACATTGTCCTCTAGCGCCTTCAAGGTGAACTGACACAGTTCCAGGAACCGGCCCTTCCCCAAGTGAGCGAAGATCCCGGCCAGGTCCTTGATGCTCCGCTGGTTCTGGCAGGCCGTCACGACCGCGACGAACCGCCTGCCATCGAATCTACCGGCCGACTGCGGCTTCCGCCGCGCCATCCAGCCGCGAATCGTCTCGCGTATGAACGCCGCGCGCTTCACCAGAGGCACAACTACCGCCAACTGGCGCTCCAGGTCTCCAAGTTCGTCGATCAACTCGGCCGAGGTCGGCACCTTGAGTGGATGTTGCCTCGTCATGCTCCCGCCTTGAGCACCCGCTCCTGCGCCCGAACTTTCGCGCTCGCCCCGACCGCGATCTGCCGTCGGTGGATCCCCTGGCCGCGGTAGTAGTCCCCGACCGGATAGAGCGCGTGTGGACGAAGTCCGATGAACACCCGGCCGAGCGCGAGTTGCAACCTGTAGACCGAATGGAAGAAGTTGCCGCGATCAACCCTGGGACACCCCAGGCACTGCCGGCGCGCCGCGAATCTGGCTAAGAGCGGAAGGCAGTCCCGCCACTCCAGCCCCTGCAGGTAGTGCATCCGGAAAACTTCCTGATGCCAGGCGTCGAGGGACCGCCGGACCGTCAGGAGGACGTCCGCGGCGAACTCGGCTTGTTTGTAACCGCGCACGAATCCGTGCCCGTTCACCTCCAGGCTCACTTGTCCCCGGCAACTGAATGGAGCGATGTACTCCGCGTAAGTCCAGGCGTTGAACACGCTCCGAAACACGCGCCGCAAAACACAGCCGCAGACCCGGGTGCCCCTGCCCCGGTCAAGGGTCCCGGTGCCAAAGCACATCCCGCATCCCGGTCTGCCATTCGCCACGGCGACACCATGCGGCACGGTTTCCATCACGTTCTCACCAACTGGCCGCGACCATCTCTCTGCGTTATTCGGCGGCGCCCGTAGCGCACTGCAGGGCCGGCACCCGCTCCCGGGGGTAGCTGGCGCTTCAGGCCCATTAACCTGGTGTCAGGCGGCGCCTGCTCCAAACCCACCACCGCCAGCGCCAGCGCGATCACTTCGTCGTCGTGGCAGCCGCTTTGCGCCGCTGGCTTCCCGTTCGGATGCACGACGAACGTCCGGCACTCCTGGAGCGTGTTGGGATCGCGGACGATGATCGACAGCTCCCTGATCGCCGTGTCCAGCTTCGAGACGAGCTGTAGCCGCGTCACCGTGTTGGTGAGCCACCCCAGCCGCGACAGGACGTTGGAGGCCTCCGGCGCGAACTCTTCGTCCGGCTGTGGATGCCGGTGATAGATCAGCGCCGGAGGGTAAGCTTGGTGGGCGATCTCGACCATGAGCGCCAGCCCGGACCCCGTGGTTTCCGGCACCAGGAACGCCCAGTTGTACCAGCGCGCCAGTATGACCAGGTACACCCCGAACGGCGACGGCTCGATGCGTCCCCGCAGCTTGCAGACCTGCTCCCCAGTGTCCCGATCCACCACCGTCGCCACGCTGTAGTCGCGGTCCGGCGTCCCGGTCGAATGAGGTCCCGCCGCGTCGATGCCTTCGGCGACGTCCACGCCGATGACGTACTGCCGATGCTGGACAGGCTTTTTGTAGAGAATCACGGCTCCCCGGTCCCGGATCTGCCACGCGATGTGGGTCTTGGGGCCCAGGGCGATCTCCTCGAGTTCGCCCGCCGGCGCATCGCGGATAATGGGCATGCGCGATAGGTGCGTGTGTGAGAACCGCGGCCGCCCGCTGAACAGGAAGGCCTCTTCCGGGCATCCCGGGTACTCTTGGCGAAACGTGTCCGGCGATCCATCACACTTGTTCTGAATCGACCACCGCCGCCAGTTGAGTTGCTCGAGTGACAGTCCGTACCGCTCGGCCAGCTCGTACTCCTCGTCAGTCAGCGATCGCTGGAACTCGTCCGCAGGCACATCGAGTGGCCGCCGGTACTCCGGGTGCTCCCACCACGCGCAGAAGATCGCCAGCCACTCCGAATCTCCGTTCGGATCCGTGGCCCGCTGCCAGAGCTGGTGGAACTCGTTCCCAACCCCGTTTGCGGTGCTCTCGACCACCACGATCGTGTCCGGGTCGTCCGGGACGGCTTGCATGAGGGCCGCCATCAGCGTTCGCGCGTCGCGCCAGAACGCGAACTCGCTCAAGTGCAGGTAACGCAGGGAGAAGGCCCTGCCTTTGCGCACGTTGTTGGCGGTCGAGACCTTGACGTAGGATTTGTTGCTCCACCGCAGGATGCCGCGATTGTCCTGTTTCAGGGTCGGCAGCCCGACCAGGCCGCGAAACGGCTCGTAGGTGTCTTGGAAGTGTTTGTAGTACCCGAAGATCTCCTGCGCGGCGTCCAGGTCGTGCGCTACGACCATGCCCTTCTGGCCGGCTTGGAAGGGGATCTCGTGGAAGAATCGCCCCGCCGTCGCCGTCGAAACGAAGACCTGGCGCGCCTTCAGATAGACGATTCGAACCGGGCGCCGGCGCCGCCGCAGCTCCTCGACCGCCACCCGGAGCTTCTCGGGCGCCGGCGCAAACGTGAATGGCACGACCTGCCCTTGCTTGTTTTGGACGGAGAGGGATTCTTCGGCAAACGCCTTGTGATCCTGGAAGTCCCGATAGACTTCCCGGAGGTCGGGTCCTTGCCTCACAAGCGGGAAATCGGCGCGCTAGACCCCATCCCGCACCCCCGCGCCCTCCAGGGCGTCACGCATCCGGCGCAGCATCCGCTTATTGAGCTGGCAGGCTCGGCTTTCGTTCACGCCGAGGCGCTGGCCGATCTCTCGCAACAGGAGTTCGTCGCCGTAGTGCAGGTTCGCGACTCTCTGATCGCGCGGCGCCAGCGTGGCCAAGGCCCGCCGCACCCGCTCCGCCCGCTGGATCTCGTCCAGGTCGTCCTCGCTGATCGAGGGCTCGCTCAGGTTCTCGCCGACGCGGCCGTGCGGCGCCACCTCGTCCGCGTAGCGCGCACGCCGGTACTGCTCCCACGTGTATCCGTACACCACCAGCCAGGCGTACGCCGCGAACGGAACGCCACGCACGGGCTCATAGTTGTCCGCCGCTTTAATGAGCCCGACCAGGGCGTTCTGGTCCAGATCCTGCAGGTCCACCCAAGGTGGCATCCGGCGCCGGACCGCCATCGCCGCCAGGTGGGCGAGAGGCCGGTGTTCCAGGACCAGCGCATCACGCTTTGCTCGATCGACCACCGTGGCCTCCGCTGATCTTGGTTCGGATCTCGTCCATGGTGCGTAGGCGGCCGCCAGCGGGCTGCTCAGGTATGCTGGTCCCGATCTTGCGACCTGCCAGCGCCAGGGTGATTAAGCGCCGCACCGATTGCAGGCGGGCATAGTGGTCTGGACCAAGCTCCAGGATGTCGCCCTCCTTGGTGACCGCCACCTTCTCCGCCTCGAACGCCTCCTCGATGACTTTGATTGACCGTTCGACCAGCTTTTCGATCCGGTCACCATGCCGATCCAGTAGTTCGGCGATCAGGACCTCGGTCTGAGGCTGATGCGCCTCGCGCGATGTCCACTGGCGTGATAACTGCTCCTGGCGCGCCACCTGGGCGATCTTCTTGCCGCCTACCAACCCGGCGGCAATCCTCGCCCGCCTGGCTGTCTTCGCTCGGTCAGTGGCCGTCGGCCTTCGGGTAGGTTTCGGCGCCTTCGGCAGGATCTCCTCCTTGGCCCTGTATCGTCAGGCCTGGAGGGTGTCTGCACCCCCGCGGTGCGGCGCCCACACCGCGTGGGGCCAGTAGCATCCCCTATCTGTAGATTATAAAGGATCTTCGGGTCTTTTGGTCATGTTTTCGCAGTGGGTGGCGTGGTTGGTCCAAGCACCCACTCACCTACGGTTTCTGGTTCTATAAGTTCTTTACACATAATGATGCGACCGGAACCCGGCTTCCGGTTCAACCGGCACTGGAGTTCCGGTGTCCGAAAACGAACACCGGAACCCGGGTTCCGGTGTCCCCTCCTACAAAAAAAATCCCTTGACAAGAACGTAGTTCTACGGTTTAATCAAGAACATGCGTGTTGCCTTGACCCTCACTGAGGCAGCTCGGACTCTGCGAACCGGACAGCCCCTGGCAAGAGTCGCCGAGGCCGCCCGTCTCCTTCGATCGGCTGTTACCAATCACCGCGGTGGCCGTCCACGCACGCGCAAGCACCTGCCGGACCGCTACTGCGAGTGTCGTTCCTGTGGCCTACGCCGCGAAGCGGCGCGGAAACGTCCCATCCCAGCCTGAGACGTTCTATCTGTTATCGGAAGTTGGCGCGCTGGGAGGAAGGAGGACGTCTCTTGGGATCGCCAGCGCGGAAGCCCTTGGAGTCCTCCACGTCGCGTCACACGACCGGGCTTCCGAGCTGGCTGATTGCCCAG